CCTCCCCGTCGGGAACCTCGATCGCGCCGCCCATGTCCGGCCACTCCCGGCCGTCCGCGCGCCCGCCGGAGATATGGAACCGCATCCGTACCCACACGTCACATCATCGCCTCTGCTGTCCGGGCGGTCGCGCAGGGCGTGCACACGAAAGTCCTGCCGTCGCCGTTCTCATTGAGTACCTGTGCGCCGGCCACGCCGTAGTGGCCGCAGGCCAGCTTGCGCAGGCTGCCGCGCTCCTGGCAGCGCGGGCAGGCCACCTGGCCGTTCCGCAGCCGCAGCGCGCGCGGCCCGCCGGCCGCGTGACCGCAGAACGTGCACCGTTCCGAGGTCACGCGGCCGAGGCGGAGCTTGCGCCGGTTGCTCACGATTACGTCGCGGCACCCTGGTAGTACTTCACTGCGCCCGTCTGGTCCACCAGCACGCCGTCGCCACGGAGGATGGCGCGGAAGGTCACCAGGTCGGTGCTGAACGCGAAGTCGTCGGACCGCTCGAAGCGGACCCCGCCGACCAGGCGGACGAAGTACTGGCTGAAGTCGCCGAACACGATGGCCTTGGCCGAGGTGGCCAGCGCCGGCATGAACGGGTCCGCCACCAGCGGCTTGCCCAGCAGCAGGTCAGGGCTGCCGAGGACCGCGCTGGGCTCCCAGATGGGGCGCCCCACGGTGTCGGTGATCTTCCGGAAGCCGCCGATGGTCTTGTCGGCCGCCAGCCAGTAGCAGCTGCGCGACTGACGGTAGGGAGCGATGACGCTGTACTCCAGGTCCACCAGGTTGGCGTACGACGGTGCGCCGGACACGCCGGTCGTGGCACCGGTGACACCCAGCGACGCGCCCGCGATGAGCCCGCCGGAGATGTTGTTGGTGCCGTTGATCAGCGAGGTGCCGAACGCGTTGCCGAGCGCGCGGCCGGCCTGCATGGCGAGGTAGCCGAGCAGGTCGACGGCCGTGTCGTCGATCAGCTCGCGGGCTACCTGAAGTAGCACACCGAACTTGACTGCCGAGAGGGTCTGCATGTTGAACGCAGGGTCAGAGCTGGCGATGAGGCCCGCCTGCGCCGCGGTGGCCGCCGTGGAGTGCGCGGTCGTCTTCGGGACCTGCAGCGTCTCGCCGCCGCCGGTGTTCAGGACGGTGGGACCACACTGCATCAGACCCGAAACTTCGATCAAGTGCGCTATGAGCATGTCATAGAAGTCCGTAGGCACAATCGAAGATGCGTTCGTGGCCTGCGATCCGGTGGTCAGCACACGGTAGTTAATCGGGCCGCGGGCGTCGTTGTCGTGCCGGAACTCCATGGACCGGGGAGCGCCCTGCTCGCCGCGGGCGAACTTGCGGATCTCTTCCTGGGTCTGCGTCTGCGCGGACGAGACCTGCCGGTCAGCCGGGCGGCCGGCGATCTTGTCGTACGCGTCGTCGGCTTCCTTGGCGCGGGCCTCGGTCTCCAGCACGGCCTTGATCCGGGTGTCGAGGGTGGACATCTCCTCGTTCAGGGCCTCCCACTTGCCCTGCTCCTCCGGCGTGTAGTTGCGGTTCTCCTCAGCGGCCGTCTCGGCCAGGGCCTTAGCCTCGTTCCAGACGTTCATGCGCCTGTCGCGGAGCCTCTTGGCGACTTCCGATGCCATGGTGATGGTTCCTTCCCGTGATGGCATCTGCACCGGCTCCGTCCGTGCTCAGCAGCTACGGCCTCGGCAGATTTCTTTCTTTTTATAAAGGCTAACCGGCTGGCCAGCCCTCGTCTATTGTCAGCCCTTGTCGACGTACGGGTCCTGCTGGTTGTTCAGCAGGTCCAGCATGGCCTGCGCGCCGCTGATCATCTTGCGCGGCGGAGCCTGGCCCTTCGGCTGCCGGGCCGGGCCGATGTTGTCGGTCCGCTTGAAGAACTCCATCGCCCGGCTCTCGGCCAGCCTGCTGCGCACTTCCTCGGGCTCGGCCTGCACCCAGTCCGACAGCGAGCGGACGGCGCCGTCGATAGCGCGGGCCGCGGCGGTGGAGTCCGGGTAGGCGGGGTCGAGAACCGGCGCGACGTCGACCAGCTGCACCGACAGCAGGGTGCGCATCGGGTAGTTGAACTCCGATACGCCCCACTCGTCGCCGCCCGGGTAAGTGCGGAACGCGAAACTGGAGTGCCGGACGTCGCCGCGCTGGCAGTACTCCACGATGTCCTGCCGGGACTGCGGCGGCTCGACGTCGTAGGCCAGCCCGGTCTCGTTGACGTGCAGGTCGAGGGTACGGGCGTACGTGGTGCCGAGCAGCAGGTCGTCCTTGTGGTTGAACCGGCACACGACATCCGGCCAGCCGTCAGTGCGCGCGGTGTCGAACGCGGTGTGCCCGACCTGCTCGACGAACCCGCCGAGCTTGCGGGACAGCTTGCCGAAGCAGGCCGCGTAGCCGTAGATGTGCTTCGGGTCATCCGGGCGGGCCTGCCGGACCTCCAGCGGGAACCGGGTGAACCGGCGCTCCGGGAAGCCCTCGGGCGGCGGCTCGCCGAATGCCGACCGCTGCCCGGCCGACACCTTGACGTTGAACTTGCGCGCAGCTGACATGATCTTGGGCATCGCCTGCTTGCCGAACGGCGACTGCGGGGCGCGGCTCAGCGCATTGCGGGCGTGCGCCTCGTCGTGCACCGGAAAGTGCCGCTTGGACCGCGGCGCGGTCCGGCCGCTCGGGTCCTTGATACCGCCCGGCTCGATGTACGCGAACGCGCTGTCCGGCAGGTCGTTGATTGCCGCCGACGACATTTCAGCCATGTCTAGTTCCTTCTGTTCCGGGGCTGCATCATGTATGAGCCCTCCCGTTGCCGTTCATCCGGGCCAGCTGCTTGGTATCAGCTACCGGGTCCTTTTCCAGGGTGTTCAGCTCGTTCAGGTACAGGCCCTCCTGGGGATAGTTATCCCGGACGTGCTGGGCCAGCTTCTGAACGTGCTCCAGTGCCCCGGATACGTGCCGGGCGCAGTGCTCCGCATCGAAATTCCACAGCGGGCCGTCGCCCGCCTCGCCCGGCAGCAGCTGCGCGTGCCGCATGGCGTGCGCCTCGTGGTGCAGGCTGGTCTGCAGCAGGTGCGCGAACGTCGCGGCCTTGTGCGCCGGGGACACGGCAGCGGCCCGCCCGGCCGGGGTCGCCAGCGCCGACACCCTGTCCAGCTCCGCCGACTCCCTCGGGTAGTTCTCCCGCACGTTGCGGATCAGCCGCTGGGTGGCGAGCTGCGCCTGCCCCACGTCCGTGATCACGTGGTCGGCCTCGTAGCCGCGGGCGTCCGGGTCGCTGGTCTTGCGCGCTGCCTGAATGCGCTCGGTCGCGTGCGAGAGATGGCCGAGCGTCTCGTCGATCCGGTGCGCCGTGTAGATCTGCGGCTTGTGGCTGACCGTCAGGTCGTTCACGGGGTCGTCATCGGGGCTGCCGTCATCCGGGCTGCCGTAGCCGTCCCCGGAACCGCCGCCGGCGCCGTCCCTGCTGATCCAGGGGCCGACGAACTCAGGCTTGTCCCAGCTGCCCGCCGCTTCCCGGCCCTGCCGGGCCAGGGCGCGCAGCAGCGCGATCATGTCGTCGGTGCCCAGGTTCTCCAGGCCGCGGGCCGCGCCGACCATGTTGCCGAGCAGCACGTCCGGGGCCTGCGCCGACGGCTCGGCAGCCGGCTTGGCGAGCCCTTCCTTCTGCAGCTTCTCCAGCCGGTCGGCGGCCAGGTCCATCTCCAGCGTGATGCCCTTGAGCATGGAGTTCGGGATGCCGCGGATCGACCGGGCCATCGCGACCATGACCTCCAGCGGGATGTTCTCGCCGCCTGCCTGGCCGGCCAGCGGCGCCAGGTCCACCGAGTCGCGCAGCTCGTCGATGTTCATCAGGCCCATCTGGCGCTGCTGCAGCTGGATCTCGGTGCGCGTCTTCAGGTCGGTCTTCAGCAGCGCATCGGCATTGAACCGGCAGTACCGGTTGGCCGGCAGCAGCCGGAAGAACGCCGTCTCAATGCGCACCAGCCACGGCCGCAGCGCCTCGATCACCTGCAGCGTGCTCTGCTCGACGGTGTTATATGTCAAAGAATCTCCGCGAGCCCCGCCAACGCGATCGGGCGGCAGCCCGTACACGGCGGCCATCTGGGTGGCGTTCATCTGGGTGGCCTCGATGAACTGGGCCTCGCTCGGCGGCACCACCACCGGCTTGTAGTCCCAGTCGCGGCCGTAGACCAGCGGCTGCTTGTTCCTGATCGCGGTGGTCAGCGACTCGCGGATCTGGGCTGCCGCGTCGGCGTCGATCTCCAGCTCGTTGTTCTGGAAGGTGCCCGGCGGGAAGCCGCCCGCCGCGAACCAGTCGGTGCCGTACCGCTGGGCCTCCAGCCCCGACATGACGGTCATCGCGAAGGCGCGCAGCGGGGAGATTCCCTCGGTGCGGCCGGGCAGCGTGAACGCCTTGACGTGGAACAGCTCGTCGCGCCAGTTGGCGACCAGCCGGCCGTACAGGTACACCCGGGTGCGCATCGGGTTCCACGGCTGCTGCGGGTCGTCGATGACGTTCACCAGGTCCGGCGGCACCCACTCGATGCCGGTCGGGAAGCCGTACCCGTCGCGCCCGGTGATCAGCCCCCAGGCATTGCCGTGCAGCAGCAGTGCGGTCATCAGCTGATAAGCCCAGTCGAAATACGTGACATCCGGATTGCCGGTCGGGTCATCGAAAATCGACGGGCCGGTATAGCGGATAGCCGGCGCGGTATGACTCGGGGAGCGCGTGTAAATCTTCAGCGGCAATGATGCCAGGTTCTCGGAAAGCAGCCGCACGCACGAGTAAAGGGCGGGCAGGCCAAGAGCGTGGTCAACACCGTAGAAAGCACGGGACGGGTGAACCGGTCCGCCCTGGCTGAACTTCCAGAAAGGCGAATCCCACGGCCGCCAGGGAACCCCGCCGATGACCCGCTGCTCAGAACGCTCCGCCTGAATGCGCTCAATGAGGCCCACTTGCCGCGCCTCCCCCCGTACTGCCAGAATGGGGTGCATGGGAGCAAGAGCGCCGGACATAACCGGGCAGCAGTTCGGGCGGCTGCTGGTACTCAAGCGGGTGCCGCGACGGCCGAAGGCACGCGGCCCGGCGAAGTGGTACTGCCGGTGCGAGTGCGGCACGGCAGCGATCGTGGGGGGTAATGCGCTGCGCTCCGGCTTCACCAGGAGCTGCGGCTGCCTGCGGCGCGAGTCGACCGCCGAGCGGAACCGGCAGCGGCGCGCCAGCCGGAGCTGACCGCCTGGCTGTCTGCTGCTCGATCAGGCCCAAGAGCGTGCGTGCCCTCCGCTGGACGGGGACCCGGCTCCGTCTCTGGCCGCGGGCATGCTACTGCACAGCGTACGCTGTCCGGCACCATTTAGCACACAACAGCGGAATTGTTTGCCTGACCTCAGACTTTAACAATACTGCGTCATACTATTGCTGCTGAGGGGCTGGCTTCGGCGGCTTCATCGCACCCTGCCGGTACCCGATGCGGACCGCGGTCGCGCTGAATGCCGCTCCGTACCAGATCCGGCCGGCCGTCCATCCGATAGCGAAGAAAATGCCGACGAAAAGCATCACGAGACTGCGGCGGAACCGCACTTCCCGCGCCCGCGCGCTGATTTCAGCCAGCGGGATTTCAGTCGTGCTCATGGCGGCAGCTTACGCGACCGAGCCCGCAGCGGCTCCGCCATGTGATCGTAATCCTGCGGGCGGACCCGGGGATCTGCTATGCGCGCCGCGGCATAGTTCATCTCGCGGACAGCCAGGCGGAGCCGGTACCACCAGGCGCGCCGTGTCCAGTGCCCCACGTCATAGGGTGTGCGTAGTGAGCAGGATGACAATGATGACGATGACCAGGACCACCAGCAGGATGTAAAGCAGGTTCGGCATCAGGCACCGTGGCCGCGGAACAGGCCGACGAGGTAAGCGAGCGCGATGATACCAACGAGAATGATCAGAATCCATGCCTGCAGTGTCGTCATGACGACCTCCCGGTCAGCCAAACCATGTCCCTTACACAGTTTCCTACCCAAACCATGCCTTGCCAAGCCTTGCCCCGCCAACCCGCGCCGCGCCTGCCATGCCATGCCCAGCCTTGCCACGACTGCCGCGCCACATCTAGCCGAACCCCGCCTAACCGCGCCTGCCGTGCCACGCCGAGCCTCACCGGACCGGACCCTGCCTTACCTTGCCGGCCGAGCCTAGCCCAGCCGTGCCTAGCCGATCCATGCCGCGCCTGCCCTGCCTTGCCACGCCAGCCCGGGCCTGGCCATGCCCAGCCTCGTCCGCCGCGCCTGCCACGCCCTGCCTTACCACGCCAACCCGGGCCTGACCATGCCCAGCCTGCCGCGCCGTGCCTAGCCTTTCCACGCCGAACCGCGCCACGCCGGCCTTGCCGTGCCCAGCCGTGCCCTGCCACCCCATGCCTTGCCCTGCCGCACCACGCCGGCCATGCCTAGCCGGACCTTGCCGAACCATGCCACCCCATACCTTCACTGCCCCGCCCAGCCAGGCCTTGCCACACCGTCGCACGCCTCGCCATACCGTGCCAGGCCTGCCACGCCCGGCCGTGCCCTGCCTTGCCATTCCACGCCAAGAACGCCATGCCCTGCCCAGCCATGCCCTGCCAGACCGTGCCACGCCTCGTCTGCCGCGCCCCGCCCGGCCGTGCCCTGCCTTGCCGTTCCACGCCAAGCACGCCATGCCGCGCCGCGCCGCACCTTGCCATCCCTGGCCAGGCCCCGCCTTACCATGCCTGCCCCGCCATACCCTGCCCAGCCCAGCCACGCCTGACCCTGCCGTGCATGCCGCGCCTAACCGAACCATGCCGCGCCAACCCCTGCCACGCCATGCCTGCCGAACCAGGCCGTACCTTGCCCCGGCGCGCCGTTCCATGCCCCGCCTGCCGTGCCC